TTAGATAAAGAATCTGCTACCTCATAATGAAAAAAAGGAGTTTCACTCCTCATAAAATCCTCATGTAAAAATAACTTACCAAACGCAATTAAGTCCTTGTGAGCTAATTGCAGTTCCTCTTCTGCTTTACTTACATTTCGTGAATTTATGTTAGCCATTAAGTATTAATAGTTTATATTAAAAATTAATTCTAAATGGTCAGTAGCTGCTGCAGCAAGTGTAGGTGTTGATTTTATTATACAAGAAACATAAACACTCGTACTAGCAGTTTCTGCTTGCAAATAAATTCTATTAGTACCTCCATTACCTTCTGATACGTGACCCACAGATCCTACCATTGCTCCACCTAAATCTGAATCATTATCAGTACCATCAACTGTCCAAACACCTAAAATTTTTGCTGCTTGAAGGTTTGATTTACTGATATCAGGACCTGAATTTACTGTCCCTAAATCTTCTGCATCTACCTGATGAAATATTAAATCAAAATCAACACTATTATCATCATCATGGAAGACATAACTAACATTTTCTAAAGAAGATGCTCCACCTTCAATTGGAACCGCATTAGGAATTTCAGTCGAATTAAAAAATACATCTCCTGCTCCAAATGCTGTTGGACTTCCTACTGTTAAAGTTGGAGTCACTCTAATTACTTTTCTTTGTGAAATTAAATTTGTTGCTTCTTGTACTGTATATTTCTGTAAACCTGTTGCCATTTTTACCTCCTGCCCTAAGCACTGGCTGTGCGTGAATGGGCTTGTTTATTTGTTATTAAAATTGTTTTTCTGATTCTCTAAAACTTCTTATAAGATCCTCTATAGAAAATCTTTCACCTTGATATTGTTGACTATGCCCTAATTCTGGTATAGGAACTATTTCTCCACCACCAGTATAATTAGGTATAGGAGCTATTCTTCCACCACCAGTATAATTAGGTATAGGAATCATTTCTCCACGAGAACCTCTAGGTCTATCAGGTATAGGAACTATTTCTCCACGAGAACCTTTAGGTATAGGAGCTATTCCTCCACTTTGTTCTATTTCTCTCCGCCTCCAAAGTTCTTCCAACATTCTACGTTTGGTTATCTCTCTAATCTCGTCTGGGGTATAAGATTTATCCATAAATCCAGGATCCATCTCCATAAATCCAGGATCCATCGTTTCAGGATTTCCATATCCTGGAGGAATTGATGGTGAAGGCATTGGTATAGAAGGAGGTGTATCTGCAGGTATTTCTCTAATAAATCCAGGATCCATCACATGTCCTAATTCAGAGCCAATTCTGCCTGCCCCCGTCCTGCCTGCCCTCATCACTGCATCCATTAGGGTTTTCCTAATTTCCGCTCCCATTATTTGTTCTTCTTCTGTCATCGCCATTTTAGGCCTCCCTTACATTTTCTATGTTATTCTGATATCTAGCTCTTTCATCAGCTGTCATTAAATATACATCAGAATCTAAAATTAATTTTCCTTCTGGACTCATAGGTGGTCTAAAATCAGGATCTGAATCAGGAAAATAATTACCTTCTTCATTTACCTTATACCACTCATCTTCATTGATTGGAAGATTATTCTCTCTCATCCAATTCATAGCATCCATCTCTGAACCACCATATTGGCTTATCCAAGAATTCATAACTTGACTAGGTGGTTGCCCTGTAGGAATAACAGTATTACCTGTATCTGCAGCCTCCATCATATTCATAATCTTTCTTATCCCTGATTCTCTAGTTCTTGGATCTCTTACCATACCCGCTATTTCTAAAGGTGCATTTACTACCGCATTAAAATCTTCTGCTTTGTCTCTTTTCATTATTTACCTCTACTTGGCGGTCTTATCATTCTTCTTCCGTGCCTACCTTGCCCCTAGTATTATAGCGCCACATAGCATACTCTTCATCACTCATTCCTGATAAAAGTTTAATAAGAGGAACAGCTACTTGTTCATCAAGTATTTCTAAAGGTAGCGACACTAGTGGCAAACTTTCGTATTTAGATTTATCAATAAGAGTATCCTCATTATATGATGTGCTAGGCGTATCAGTCCTTTTCTTAGCACCAGAACCAAAAAAACCTGCCAGTTCCAACTCCCTTTCCTTAAATAAATCCATCTCTTCTTCTTCTTTTAAATACTTCATAACATTAGCCATTGCGACATCTCTTTTATCTTTAGCTAGAGTACTGTCTCCTCCTGGCTTTGGAGTATGTCCATATTTTATATCTATATCATCCATTTGTAATTTCCTTAGGTCTTTCAGCTTCTGCTAACTTCTTATCTGAAAATCCTTGAAAAACTGCTCCAGTAAGCTGTGTAACCTGTGTTTTATTCTTATCTTCCATATCCATAATGTCAGCTAGCTTAAATAAGGCCTTTAATTTAGTATCATCCTTTTGAGCGGAATCAACTACACTTTTAATATTTTTTAAAATATAAGCCTCATCTATGCCTAGTTCCTCCATAAAAGGTTTTAATTCTTCTTTCATAGCTGTCTTTATCCTTGTTGTTTTAACTAATTGTCCAGCACGCAATCCAGCATAGTGCGGGTCATCCGTAGGGAACGCCTTTAGATACGCCTTGCGTGGATCCATTCCTGAAACCAAATACTGGACAAAAGTATGCTCCCTACTAGATAAATTGTCCTTATTTTCAACTCTTTCGTTTCTCTCTCTACCACCAAGACTATAGATATCCTCCCTTTTAGAGGTATCCATCTTAGCGCTATCTGATACTACAAAAGTACCTGTACATGTGCCTATATAGGATTTATCCCTATTAACCCCTTTAGGCCTTTTCATTTTACCTTCTCGTATAATCTGGATAATACACCCATCATCAGCTATAACCCAGTCGCCTAAATGACCATGCCTCCAGTTATACAGATAGTCTATATCTCCAGGTACTTCATCAGCATCATCAAAAACTACGTGCTCTATCTTATTTACTATATAGTGTCTCATTATATCCCTAAACCCGCCAGGGTTTAGATTAGCTTATCCCTAAATCTATACCATCTACATATTTCATCATATATTCTCCCATCTCATTTGTTATGGGTACATCATAACCATCAACCTCAATAACAAAATTAACATTCTCATCAAAAGCTTCTGATAAATGCTCTATCTCATCAGTCTTTGGATCATAAACTATTTTAAGTATATATTCTTTTTTCATATTAGATATTCCTAACCCCTGATAGTTTGAAAATTTTTTTAAAATTTTATTTTAACTTTAAATTTCGCTTTTGAGCCAGTTATCTTCTCCCATACTCAAACTTATATTAAAGCACTTTATATCAGTTATCGGGGACAATCTAGACTTCTATATGAACTAGCAACCCAACGTCTGACCCTCTACTTGTTTGTTAGACCTTCAAGGGTGATAATTGAAATTAATCAATTACTGATGGGTATAATATAATATATAAAATATTAATAATGCAAAGGTTTTAAAAATTGTAGCATTTTGGTGCTTGGCCTTTTATATATACCCGTACCCTATAAATGGGTTTTTCACATTCGTGATTACGTTATTTTTGATTTTATATTATTGTTGATTTTTAGTTATAATAAATATGGAGGTATAACTATATGTTCTTTGAACTAGAAGAGATTACTTCAGAACAGGTAGCACTAGACTGTGCGGATCAACTCGTTAGAGAAGCCATTCAAGCAGCGGGAGCTACTAGGCGTAAGCGTCAGAAGATTAGAAGCTGTCAAGCTAAACTTAAGATGTTTATGGCCTACTGTCGTACTCAAAGATGGGCGAATCCAATAATGAAAGTTAAGAAGTCCTTTCATATATTAGAGGAAGCCATTGGAGAAGACGATGTACAACTCTGGGGTATCTAAGGATTAAATTCCATGGGAGAGGCTTGAACCATACGAGATCGGCCTCTCTCACTAACTTTACTGTGTATTATAGTGTTGTAATGTGTAAAGATAGATGATAAGATGAGGACATACGATGAGATGATATACGTGAGCGTGTGTGTGATATATATATACCCACTTATACCACACTCTAAAAGAATTGTTGGATGGTCTGTAATGACTAAAAGAGAGCTGGTGTAATACTGGCTCTCTCCTTTCTATTGCTGTATATGCTTAATATATGCAGGGTAAATGACTGTGCTATTTATATAGTGCAAGATAATAACCTAAGAACGATAGGCATTATCATAATTAAGCTATGATAGATACAATGGACGTGTTGTATATGTGTTACAAAGTGTAATGCCGCATATATATAATGTTAGATTGTAGTAAGCCAATACAGAGATAGAGGCATTACTAGGTGACTGACACCGAAACTAAACAGCTTGGCTATGAAAGTCGTGGATGGTATTAGAACTACCAACATCATGTAAGTCCATATGTTATAATAGTATTGAGGTTCTATGTCCTGTCACGGGATACTTGATATGATGTATAATAAGGTTTGTGCGTTCCTACCAAAAATGCACAAATAATTAGGGTGTTGTGAGCCTTATTACCCAAGTATACATCATAAATATACATTAGTAAAGCAATTAATTAATAACACTGATTGTATAAAATGTAGTTGCATTGCTATTCTAGAGAGTAGTGTAGGTATACCTATAGAAACTATAAGGCTATGTAATTTATGATAATATACCCTAACCAAAGGAGGGCTACTTATGGATATGAAAGCATATCACATAAAAGATCTATGGATAAGAAGAGACTATGATAATGGTCAAATCTACTTTAGATTCGAGGTTCCACTTGAAGAAAGTGAGGCTTGTCAGCTACAAAAGATAAGAGGCTATCATCCAAATGGATATGGCTTTGGAAACTTTAATGTAGATGGATTAGTCACAACATGGAGCTGTTCTGATAGTTGTCGGTAATTAAATCGGCAACTTAAAACTTGTAACTCTAACCAATAAAGGAGACACTATGTCTATAAACAATGTAATACCCAATGATATTGTCTGTGAAGACAGTCTAGAGAACCAAATGCAGGCTTTCTTAGCTGCTATGAGGGATATACTAGATACTCAATGTAGAA